TTATTGTCTTGTTGTTGTTTAGTTTTACCTAACTCTTTTTCATCGACGAGTCGGCCTGTATTTGGATCTACTACTAGGGCCATGTTTACTCCGTTCCATCAATACTTTTTATAGGCTCTAACGTAAAAGGATTTAATTTTTGAAACTGACCACCAACATTTCTATATGCAAGACCGTCTTGAGGATTATATGTTAACGCACCTTCGGGTATACTTCTAAAATCTGGTTGAAAATTTTTTGTCCCTCGATCATAAATAAAATCTAATTGAACATAATTTTGATCTAAATTTTTTACTTCAAAGTTTGCTAAATCTGTTGCATTATTTTTAATTACAGGAATAGGAGATTCACCATAAACTTTTAATCTTTCTCTAAATTGTTCTTCAGGTGTCTGTGCAGCAAACATATCTTTTTGTTTCATAGCTGCTATTTTTTCTTTTGAAGCTAATTCTTTTTCTAATAATTCTGTTGCTTGCTCTGACTCAATATCAGATTGTTCTGCAGTTAATGCAATTTGTTGTTGTAAATTTCTTCGTGCATCAAGATCAGAAAATAATTGTTCTGTTGGTGCTTTAGCAGCCTGTGCTACTGTAGAGAAAAATCCACCTTGTGGTGGTCTTGATAATAAATCTAAACCAAATGTTGTTAAAAATTGTCCTAAATTTCTATTATTAGATGGTTGACCTATAGCTTGTAAAAGTCTTTCTTTTGTAGAACCATTTGCATATTGTGCTCTTGGTTTATTAAGTCCTGATGTGATACCAGTCCCTGCTGATCCACCTATTCTAAACATCGGTCTTTGTAAAGTTCTATTCATATTATCCAAATAAATTTCTTGTTGGGTTTGTTAATCCGTAAATACCTGCAAGTGTTGTACCAACACCTAATGCAGTTTGTAATGGTGTAGGATTAGGTGTAACTGTTTGTTGTGTTTGACCAGGATATCCACCCATAATTCCTGTCACCTGTCCAGCAAATCTATCTAACTGTTCTTGTGGTAAGAATGTAGCTTGTCTTGTTGCTTCTCTTTGTGCATCAAGTTGAGCTTGAGCTTGCGCTTGATTCAGTGCGCCCAATGAACCTAAACGTTGAATATCTGTTCCTTGTAGTGCTTGTGTTGCTTGTCCAAGTTGTGCTTGTTGTCCTGCTAATCCAGATTGGAAAGCTCCTAAACCTTGTGTTGCACCAGCTATACCTGCTTGCGCTTGTCCTAAACCAAATCTATTTTGTATGTCTTGTTGTCTGGCTCCTGCTGCCTGACCAAATCCTTGTTGCAAGAGACCGGCTTGTAATAACGCACGTTCTCTCGCAGCCCCTGTGCCAAACTCTGCGAGTTGCACTCCCGCTCGACCACTGCCGAGCGCACCCAAAGCTGTTTGTTGATCTCGTATACTTTGTTCTTGTATAGCTTTATTACGATCAAACTCTGCTAATGTAGCGTCAATAACTTGCGATTGATACGGGGACATAAATTGTTGTACGTCTTGTTGAAATGCGGTTGCTCCTAATGGCACACCACCTAATGTTGATCCTGCTGTTCCTAATTGTCCAAGAGCCGTGGTTCCTAATCCAGCAGCAACTTGTGCTTGTGTTTTAGCTTGTTGTAAAAATGGTGCAAAAGATCCTACACCTTGTTGAGCTAATGTTTGAGCTTGTGTTTGTAATGCATCTTGACTTGCTACTTGTGGTGCAAGTCCTGCTAAACTTTGTTGTCTTGTTGTAAATTGTCGAGCAGCACTTTGTCTTGCTGCAAAATCTTCAGCCGATTCACCTGCTTGTTGTGATATACCAGCAATACCAGTTGATACTACGGGTACACCTGATTGTGCTACTACTTGTTTTGCTAAATCTT